TATTTCTTAATAAGTTCAATAAATTTTTCTGTGGGATTTACAAGTGATACACCAAGACCATAGATAAGTTTTTCATTAACAAGCTTTCTAATAAGTTCTTGTTTTTTCTCAAAATGAATCTGATTTACCGTCATGTTTACAATAATTTTTCTATCTTTGAGTTTCTGTAAGAATGGAATTAAGTCAGGATGACTTGTAGCGTCTCCACCACCAAGAGCAACTTCCTGATATGGATGAAGTGTGTTAATGAATTTCTCATTCAAAATATCTCCAAATTTTCCATCTGTTGTGCTACCTTCATGGCAGAATGGACATCCCATATCGCAAAAATTACAAATTTTTATATCCATATTCTCTGCAAAAGCTGGTACAAACTCATCATCTTCTGTCTCTCTAATCTTTGTTCCATCGCTCAAAATTATAGTTTTAAAGTTGCCATTCTTGTATCTTCCTAATAATTCCATTCTTAAAATCCTCCAAATTTTTATTTAATCATGACCATAATATCCAAATCCGTAAACTGTCTCGCCACTCGGAGTTTTAAATGATTCTGAATATGTTTCATACTCCATATAATCATAATCACCAAACTGCTCATATGTAAGAAATTCTCTCTCGTCATTATCCATTGACCTTTTAATTTCATCAGTAATAGGAATTAATTCATCATCCCATCTGCTCCAAACAAGTTCGCCATTCTTCCATTTATCATAATCTGAGCTTGTACACATGGTTAAGCTGTGTACAGAGCTGCTATTAGTTTCAAATACTCCACGTCTAATCTGTCTATTCATATCATTAATTTCCTTTCATATAAACTTCATAATTATCGAATTCTGGCTTTAAACCACCGTAATTTGTATAAGTACCCCAATTTGTTTCTTCTTCGCCTTCGTTGACATACATTCTGTCACTAAATTCATCTGAATTATCATTACCTGTAATAATTACCGAATTACCAAATAAGTACCTAAATAACTTATCTGAATCCGATAATACATCATTGACAAAATCTTCTGTTTCACCTGAATGATCAATGTAACCATCAATATCATAATAATATCTAGTTTTACCACCATATTCCCATGAATCTACTTTTAGTTCTGGAAGAGTGTATTCAATATTATTACTATCTAAAATATCCTTTAACTTCTGTAAATTTTCATCTGCCTCATCTTTGTCAAAACTTAAAATCGCAGTAATTAAATATGAAGCCTTATTATATAAACTATCATATTCATCATTTTCCCAGCCAAATTCACCAGTTTCAAAATCAATATGACTAAATGAATTATGTCTATACTTACTTTTTGTAATACAAATCGCATGTGTACTACTTGAATTAGTTTCAAAAGCACCCCTTCTAACCTGTCTCTTCAATTTTTTCTTACCTCCTTAGTTCAATATTCTATCTTTATAACCAAAGAAACCTGAATTTACTGTCACTTGCTAATTAACATATTTTTTAATTCTTGCTCTCTATCAAAAACTAATTGACTATATCCTTTAAACCCAAGATCCTTTTCCAATTGTTCTATAATCGGATTTTCTACTACTTCGTAAATATGTTCTATTTCGAATGCTTCTAGTTCATCTTTGTAAACAATTCCATTTGCTAATGGAAATAAATCTACATAAACCCTTTTTCTCCAAAATGTTGTATGTCTTGCAAAGTCTTCAATGTATCCACTTCGTTTAATCAATTCAGAAAATACAGTATCTTTATTTTTAAATTCTTCTACTCTATTTTCAGGCACTTCCCCATATAAATAGACATATCTACCACCAATGCTATCTGCATATTTCCATATTCCGTTTATTTTTAAATGTAAATATATTTTATGTATATAAACCGCTTTCATATTAATTAATCTACTTTCTATTAATCCATTCCTTAAACTCTTTGAAATCTTCCTTTGTAAGCACGATATCGGAGTAATAGAAATCTTTATTCCTAATAATCGCCCAAATCTTCTTCAACTTTTCAAAGAACGCTGAGTGTAGAAATTACCATTTGTATATGTTAAGAAAGCATAGTCGCCATCTCCATAATCATAAATCTTGAAGTGGATACCTTCATCACATCCACACTTACAACTTACAATCAGTTCATCATCTTTAAAATTTTTAAATACTGCCATTTTAATATTCTCCTTTCCACTCATCTAACAAATAGAAACCATTAATCTGGTCATCCAGCTTTCTGACTTGCTCTCTCAGCTCAGATTCTTTCTTCTTACTATCTGTTCTCCGACACTTCTTCCATAATTCCTCACGCTGCTTAGTTAGTTCATCATACTTATCAGATACATCAATCTCCTCTATAACAGAAATCTCAATCTTTTCGCCACAATGAGGACAAAACTGAATTGGATAATTGTCTGTCTGCTCATACTCATCACCCCAAGAGCTAAATGTTTCTGTGTATGAATTACAAAATTGAGGAATTATATTGTCATCTGAATCTCTTACTAATAATCCAAATGTATCGTTGCATACCAAATCTTCACCTGTAAATACAATAGCTTTATCATTTTGAATTTCATCACAGCAATAAGTGAATGGCTTATGCTTATATGCACAAGTATCATTGAATTTTAATTTGATTAACTCTATTTTCATATCTTTATTCTCCTAAACATCTTCCACATAAACAGTAATGCAACTTCCAATCTCACCACTCACTTTTGGGAATACTATTGTAATGCTATCTATGTAATATTCTTCTCCGTCTGTATCAATGACATCATTAGTATTGATTATTAATGGAATTTCGTTATTTCTCATATAATCTAGCGTCTTAAAAACTTCTGATATATTCTCTACTTCTGTATATCCAAGAAGTTTATAATCATCATATCTGTCGCTAAAACCAACAATTCTTATATGCAAGTCCTATACCTCTTTATATTTAGTTATTCTCTCTTTTATTTTGGAAAACCGTGTGTAGAAATGCTTTTAGACAAAATTAACAGGAAATGCTTCTTTCTTATTTCTCATATAAAGCTTTCTGAAACTGTTTTCTAAATTTCTTACAAGCTGATTCATTTTGACTCTCTGTTAATACTCCATGTATATAACAATACTGAATTGAATGTAATAATTTTTGTAACCTCTCAGCGTCTTTACCGAGAGTACACCCTTGTTTATTCACATACTTTTCCAAATTATCAAGTAAGGGATCAAAATTACTCATATCTACAACTTTACCCATGCTCTTATTCTCCTATCTGATCTACAATACTCTGCAACTTATCAATATATATTTGAGCTTCTTCTTTATCTAATTTTTTAATATTTGACGGAACAATAGCAATATTTGCTTCACCAAATATCTGATTATCAAGACATGCCCTTTCAAACTCAGTTATTACATCTACATAAAGTTGTTCTGGATCAAATTGAAAACAAATCACATCACCCTCCTGTGGATGCAGTTTTCTAACCTTAATAAGTGTCTGTTTAAATAACTTCTTCCTCTGTCTCTTGTTCATAATTTAATTTGTCTTCCTTACATTACTTCTAAATGATATTCTTCAACATATTTTCTTCTCTTCCAAAACTTCCACCACGGAAATTTCACATATTCTATTTCTATAACTCGAAGCATCTTGCCCTCATTTTTATCTCTATCTAACCTTAAAGCAGGTGAACCAAACATTACTTCGGCTAATTCGTTAATAGAAATATGTTCTCCAAGTTTGTATTCCTGTTTGTGTGGTTGCGGATGGTAATAAGAAATCACGTCATGCTGTCGTAGTTCATATGTTCTCATATTGTTATTCTCCTATTCACTTACTCTAAACACCTTCGCATCACCAACTGCCAAATCTTTTACTTCTACAAAAGAATTTAGATTATCTTCCATAGTTGTAATCAATATCTCATCAAATAAATCTTCCATCATACAAAAGAATCGTACAGATGGAAAGAATCCTGGATATTTTTTTAAACGATATTTATTAACACTACCTCTTAATACAGGAAGTCCGTGCCTTCTACGCTTGTTGTTATTCCAATGGATAGGATTGTCATAAAAAGCTTTCTTCTTTCGTCTGTACTCTTCTAATTCTTCTCTTGCAAGCTTGTCAATCTCTTTTTCTCGTTCCGTTTTCGGAGGTTTACCATGAATAATATTGTCAAATTGTTTTCTGACATTATCGTTTACTTCTGCTTTTTCTGAATCACTCATCTTATCAAAGTTCTGAGCTACATCTAATAGTGCGTTTTTCAAATTGTTATTCTCCAATTTCTATATATTTCATTATCCAACTATCGTATTTATTTTCTTTAATCAACTGCTGATATAAATTTATCCATTCTTGTGCAGAAAGACTTTGAAACTTCCAAACACATTCTTTCCAGTATCTGTGTATAAAACGACTTTTTGTTTTTAACTCAATGCACTTCACACATTTATCATATAGTTTCCTGGAATACAAATTCGATTTACTTTTATTCCAGCCATCAATAAATGCTTCAGTCGGATCATATCTACTTTTCATATCAGTAAGAGTTCTGTCGTATAACTCAGTTTTTGCATTGTATAAACAATGAAGCAGAAAGTAGATGTCTTCATAATTATTTTCAAACTCCCATTCTCCAATATTTAAATCAAAATACATTATTCTCCATTCCTTATTACATCAAACTTAATTGGCAACATAGCAGTGAATCTACTCTTCATCCAAGGTTTTTCTTTTGTTGCAAATTCATCTCCAAACTCTTCTGCCAATACAAAATCTCCAACAGTATAGATGATAGAATATCCAGTTAAATCTTTTGGAATCTCTTTATTTACATTACATGTTTTAAGATGAATCATTTTATCTATGCACTCATCCATTAAATCTTGAAAGAATACAAACGTTCCATCACAATTACAACGCTGCATTGTGAAATATTCAAAATCTGCATCTGGATCACGCTTAATAATTAAAATAAGGTTTGTCGCCCTTAAGATAAGGAACATCTGCTTTAAGATAAGGAATATCTGCTAAAATTGTTCCATCTTTTGTGCAACTAACAACTGTAAATAACTCTCGTATATCCTGTTCAATCATATATTCATATTTATTATTTTCCAAACCATTGCACTGACCTGATGCAATTCGTTCTTTTACAAATTTTAATGATTTACCCATAATTTACCTCCTCGAATGAAACGTGGTTTTCCTATTGGTTTATTCTCCTAATGGTCTTTCATATGTAACCAATTTTTCAACAATCAAATCCTTTGGTAATAAATCTTTACAGAAATATGCCGTTGCAAATGGACTACCTTTTACTACAGAATCCATATGTTCTTTATTGTGATAACAAATTCTTGCATCAAAACTAAGAATCTGAATACCATCTTTGAAATATTTATATCTTGTTTTACCTTGCAGGGAATTAAGCGGTAGAAGAACCGCAAACGGTTTGTTGAATGAATAAAGTCTTTCTAAGACTTTATCTTTGATTGAGAAGGGTGGATTGCTAACTATGATATCCCATTTTTCAGGTTCGTAATTAAAGAAATCTTGACCTTCAGCTAATGAACTTCTGATTACATTGTATCCTTCCTCTTTTAGCCTGTTGTAGAAAGCAGACCAGTTTTCATCAAATGGACACCATATAATTTTATCCTTTGGAAGATATTTAATAATGTGATCTGTTGCATAATAGGGCGTGTATAACTCATTATCTTCCTTATCTGATGTTAAATATCCAATATTTAATGCCAATATTTGTTCACCTAGTAGCTGCGCAGCTTTACTCACATGTGAACGTTTTTCCTTTCCTTGTTTTGTAATTACATTGTTATATTCTCTTATTACTTATAAATCTTTGGTAATTTTTTAAAGGCAACTACATCATCTCTGAAGCAAACATTGTCCTTATAAATCCTTTTATCATTTAAATGAGTTTCATCGTTATATCCATATACTTCATATGTATTGTAAACATCTAATCGTCTATTATCTTTCCATCTTAGTGTCTTTTCGTCCCAAAATAAATCCATAATATATGCTTGTCCTGGTTCTTCGCCATATCTAATTGAGCATATATACCAACCACGCTTTTTAGGAATATGTTTAGGATATGCTTTCCATCTATTGAACATATTTTTACCTCCATAGGAAACCAAAAATTCTTGTTATTTTTTGTCCAAATAAACTATATTATCTACATTATAGTGAAACCCACCTATCTCTCCATTAAACCTACCTTTGACATACCACGCATAAGGACTGATACCTTCATTCATTTTCTCTGCAAGTTCATCAGCTTTTCTTTGATGTTCATCAGCTTCATTTTGCATAGATATTTTTTGAGAATCCCATATAAGATTTGGAATTGTATCTACACACTTTCTATACATCTCAGACTCTTTTATATATTCTCTTATCACTTTTGTCATTTTGGGAATATTGTCTTTTAATATTGGTTCATTGCTAAGTCCATATGGATATAGGATTAAAACACTTCTGTCTATACATTCCATAGATATTAATTCTTGTACACAAGACTTTGGTTCTATCAAATTATCACCTCCCAGATATTTATTCTCTTATTTCAAATAACTTTTCTACTGCTTTAACTCGCTTTGTATTGTCAATCGTTCTTTTGACTTCCTGTTGCCAAATACATTCCCATTCTGAAGGAGCTTCATGCTCACTGACTAAGACAATATTCCTCTCACTCATCTTCTCAGCCCAATTCCAAAATCTGTCATAATCAAAGTTCTTACTTGATCCATATTGTTTCGTACCCTTATATGGAATATCGCAATAAAATAAGCAGTCAACTTTATCAGAATATAACTCTTCATAATCTCCACATTGGAATTGAATATCTTCTAACCTTGGAATTTGTTCAATTAAATTTTCTTTTGCCTCTTTATAATAATTTCTTATTATGATATGGTCTGTTGTTTTACTCTTTGAATAATTTGTTTTTGCAAATCCACCATCATAAAATCTGCCATTATAACTTCCAAGAAAGCCGATAGCACCGATATACCAATCAGGATATGTATTTAATCCTTTATTAAAACATTCCCTTACTTCTGAATAATGTTCCCTTGTTAATTCATCTGGAAATTCAGTAATTTCTTGTACATTCTTCAGCAATGCAATCAAATATTTTTGATTATCTGATGCGATTTTTGTATCACACTGAACTTTGTCGATTACATTACAACCACCGCAAAATGGCTCTATGTATGTTTTGATATTATAATCTCGCAATCTTTCTTGAATAATCGGTAAAATGTTATCAACTATTCGAGACTTTGAACCCATATATTTCATAAATTACTTGGAGTAAGGAATTCCTTCTTGTGTACACGAACCTCGTCTCCTTTCATTATTTATTTAAACTCTATCTTGTTTCTTTTTAATACCTTAACTGCCTTATCATAATCAGCTTCAGCTACCTTGATATTTTTCATCTTAGTTGGTTTTGGCTTAATCCAATGACGACATTCTGTAATATCTTCGTCATGCCACATCAAACCGCTTTCACAATATTTGTGCCATTGACAGTCATTATTGCCACAGTTACTCATTTATGTATTCTCCCAATCTAATGCCTGACCGCATTGATCACAATATTTAATGTCGGTATCTTTGTAGCCATCGTCACACAATAATTCTCCGCAAGTAGGGCAATACCATTCAAACGGAATTCTCTCTCCGCTATTTTTTACTTTCTTTGGTATCTGTTTTTCAAGCGCTTGTATTGCCATTCCATAAGCATTTTCAAAAGAACATCCCCATGAAGTATCACATGGAATTGCTTTGCCAAGTTCATTATAATCATATTTTAGTTCTTCAATAGCTTCATTCTCTGTCATTTACTTCTCCTTTATAATCAGCAATTCTCTTACTTCCAACTTCAAAAATATCCTTGTCCTTCTCAAAACATATGTAATTTCTACCTGTATTCAAAGCTGCAACTGCAGTTGTGCAACTTCCTGCACATGAATCAAGAACTAAATCTCCTTGATTGGTGTAAGTTTTAATGAAATATTCACAAGCTTCAACAGGCTTTTGGCACTGATGCAAACTACTTTTCTGAGTATCCCACTTGAACTGCAGAATATCTCTTGGATATCTTTGTGTACTACCACCGCCTGAAATGCCAGTCTTTGTAGCACCATAACAGTTACCATCTGTCGTATGCTTTGTATAAGAATGAACAGGCGTATGTCCTTCTGTCATTTGTGGATTGTATGTAGGGAGTTTCTTATAGAAAATCAAGACATTTTCGTGTGCCTTCATAGGCATTTTCTTAGCGTTTAGATGACCAGTTGCTTTGGTCTTTTCGATAATCCATTCGTAGCGATATAGCTTTTCATTACTACAAGCGAGCCTCTTATCAAATGGTGATTGCGCCCATAATGCAATGCAACCATTATCTTTGATAATTCGATTGTAATGAGTCCATAAACCATCTTTTTTGTTCTCATAAAACCAATCTCTTGTATACTCAAGACTACTATTTGTTACTTGAGCCAAATTAAATAGATCTGTTTCATAGAAATATTGTCCTGATAACTCGACATAATCATTTAACGGCATTTCACATTCCCAAGAATTATTAGTCGTATTATAAGGTGGATCTGTGAAGATGAAATCGACCGATTTATCATCAATCTTTTTCATACCTTCAAGGCAATCTTCATTGTATATTTTATTAATTTCTAACATTTCTTACTCAGAGCAAATCCAGATTTAATGCTGCAGCAAATCTCTTGCTCCTTTCAATGTATTATTCTCTTCTTATATGTTATTTAACAAATCAGTAGCATCAATCTGAATAAACAAGCTATTTGCTCTAAAACCATTTTTATCAGAATTTTTCAATTCATCTATTTCTTTTTTTAATAAAAGCTTTGGAGAAAGCTTTTTTAATTTTTCAAAAATCACTTTGCCATCTTCATCATCTTTTAATACCTTTGTGATTTTTAAATGTCCATTAATAACATATACTTTATTATATTTCTCAACGTCTTTTACAAATAACGAATTGGTTACACCACATGAATATCCACAGCTTCCATCTTTATAATACTCATAATCTATATATCTAATTGGATATACTTTTCTCATATCAACCATTGGAACTTTTTCAAAATTCAAATTGCTTGGAGATATTGATTTAAAATCATTCATATCTTTCTTATTTCTAAAAACACCAACTGGTTGCATATAATCAATCCCATCATACGTTTCAATTCTGTAAGCTATATACATTTTCTACCTCCTAACTTCCTATGAAACTTCGGTTTACTTTTGTTTATGATTATCTTAAGTATTCCGTTGGAGACGAACCAATTACTAAAGATCCTAATCCCCATTGATTGCAGCATACGCAATAGCTCATAAATTCTTGTAACATATCGTTAGCAATAATATAAAAATCATTCGTCTCTACCGCTTTATCTAAAATCCAAAAACATACTTCATAGATTGATTTTGTAATATCACCATATTTAAATTGTTTATCATATCTGAATGTGAGACTTATATCTTTATAAATAGAGCCAAAACTTCCATCATCCACTCTAAACGGAATGGAGTAAATCATCTTAATTTCCGATAAAGGTTGTTCTTTTATATCTGAAATTTTGTTCTGAACCATTTCTCTAATACCGTTTTTAGGAATAATTACTTGTCCCCACGAAAATTCAACTTTTTCTCTACTTTTATTAAACGGATATTTTCTATCTTTTCTTTCAAATTCATGATCAAAACTCAAAAATTTTAATATATCTTGAAACGAATAATATTTTAATTCTTTATCCAATTTATTTTCTCCTTTATTACCTCAAAATCTTACTTAATCTTGTTATAACTTCTTCGCAAAATCTATATAAATAAGTTTCTTTAAATACCGTTTTCAAATCATCAGCAGCTTGTCTATATTGCTGACGTAATTCGTTGTCTATCATATTATTCCTTCTTCTCAATAATAGTTACAGTACCCTCAAATACTCCAAAATTTGATGACTGTTGAAATGTATGTGTCTCTGCAATATCATCATCTGTCATAGGTCTTGTCAGATACCATAATGAATCATCTTTCCATGTAATCTCTTCAAGTTTCTGATTTGGTTCAAGCTCAATTGTTGTTGATCCACCAAAATCTTTTGTAACAGACTGGCATCCAGTCATTCCAAAACATAATGTCAATCCTAATGCAACTGCTAAAATTTTCTTCTTCATATAATTTATTCTCCTAACTCTTTCAGTGCATTAACAAGTTCAGCGAGTCTTGGGTTCTCAGGATGCTCCTTTGCCATCTTTTCATATAAAGCAATATTATTCATCTTTTCAATCTCAGACTTTAGCTCCTTCTCAATAGAGGATTTCTGCTTTGCAATTTCCTTTAGGCGATTTTCTTCATCAATTCTTGCATTATATCCATCCATATTAACGATACCAACGACCTGAGCTGTTACACCTTTACCGTATTCTTTTACGGTCATTAATTTTTTTATAACACCAAGAACTTTATTATCTTTTCCTCTTGTGTTTACCACAACATATACTGGATGTTTTAATGGATCTTTTTCTACTATAAGCTTCCATTCATCCTCATATAAAGCAAAACCATAGTCTTTTTTACTATAATCCTCTACCAAATTAATAATTGCTATCTGCTCAAATCCTGTCATTTTATTATCCTCACTTTCATCTCTAATAATATCTAATTCACTTCTTTTGAACCAATATAACCCATTGGAACTTGCTGCATTATACATTCCGTCAATCTGAACTGCTATTGAGCCACTTGTAGTTTTAACAACTTGTCCATATTGACCAATAATGTTTTCTTCTCTGTATTTTCTTTTATCAGTATGTGTAACTTTTACTCGCTGATTTTGGTACTCTTCATAATCGTATATCTTACTCATCGAATCACCTCCTGTTAATTTATTCTCCAAAAGAAATCTATGTTCTTGGTAACTTTTTGTTCGAAAATCTCTGTTGTTTCTAATTTTTCCAATATATTATTTTTAACAATCGCTTTAAAATGTTGCCATGCTTTACAATGTGGACATTGTGTATCTAACGATGGACGCACATAAGAACCATATGTGTATTCTCCATCACCGTTATCGGCACAAATTTTATCACCAACTGTATAATATCTGAGTAAACAATCAGCCCATTTAATCTGATCATCTGCTATAAATTCTTTTCCACAATTAAGACATTTTACTTCTCCTTGAATATTATCGAACATCCCCATCTAATTTGCCTCCTCTCTGTTCTTTCATTACCAAATGGCTAACGTTTACTGCTTCTCTCATAGCTTCTGCAAACTCATAAGCACAATCAGAAGTAAATCTTTCCTGCACTTTTGCAATGTCATTTGTATCAACTTCACTATGAATTCTTGCGTCAATAATATATTTTCCGTCTTTATATTGAATATCTACCATTTATTCGTCCTTCTTTATCAAAATACTTTTATGAATTTCTCATAGTTACCATCTCTGCCGCTTGGAACAGCAAATACAACAGTATCGAAGCATTTATGGGTAGTAGTTAAATATTCTTTAAATATATTCGCTACTTCTGTTGCATCTTGCCCAAATACTCCACATCCATAAGCTCCTAAAATAAGAGTGCTCACATTGTTATCTTTCGCCATATCAAGAACAAATTTAATTCGACTTCTTAATGCTTTAGTATTCTCTTCGTCTGACACATTCTGATATTTCTGAGCAGCCGACTTATTTGGAGCAGCACAAGTAATAACACTACACTCTACATGACTATTCTCTCTAAAGAACCAAACACCAGGAGAAAATAATCCTCTGTTCAAATATAAAGCCTTATTCTTGTGTCGATTATTCCAATCATAAAATTCTAATACAAACTGACTCAACACATTGTATAAGAATGATTCGTGACATAAGCACTCTTCCTGTGCCTTACTACCATTTAGAAACATTCCACCTGGATTTTTATATGAAGAAAAATTAAGGACTGCTGTACTTGGATTTCCGTATTTCATTACAGCACCTACACTATCAATATTCTCTATAATAATCTTGGTATCTTTATCTTCGATATCCTCTTCAAAATCCCTATTAAATGAATCTGTATCATAAATTTTGGTTGCAGAAATAGCAGTCTGAATACAACGACCATATTTGTTTCGCATTTCTTTTGTGTGTTCACGAGCAATTGTCGCTCTTTGTTCTTTGTTCTGCCAATATTCTTTTATATATGCCATTTATTTCTCTCCTTTCACCATAAGAAATTCCGCTTTACTGCGAACTTCATATTATGTTATTCTCCATTACACTTCATAAAACTCAAAATATGTGCTATAACATCGACAGTCCATCCGTTACCAATTGCTTCAAACCTTCTTGTCTTAGGCATTGCTTTTACATTGCCACTCTCATCCATTCCAAACTCCGTATAATTGTCTGGAAGTGTCTGAAGTCGTTCAATCTCTAATGGACATGTCTTTTTATATTTTTCTCCACCAAGCCAAACATTGAATTTTGTTTCTGTTCTACAACGTGGTACTGTTGGAGCTTTCTTATCTAAAAAGTACAGCCTGTCCTGTTGCGAATAATGACCTTTGCCACCAAGATCATATTTTATGTAATTCTCACACTTAATCATTGTGTTCCTGATTCTGTCATCAAAGTATTTGACTAAATCTGGATCATCACAAATAACATCTTTCACTAATAATCCTTTATCATCAGGAAGCGTGATATTTGGTATGTTCGTCCAATACAGACGTTTTCTTCTCTGAGCTGATAATAATTGACTATCAATCATAATTGGTTGTACACCCAATTCCTCACTAATAGCGTCTTGAATCTCATCAGCCATTCCATAATTGTTTTCATATAGGAAATATTTTGGATTTGTGTTATTCTTTGCTTCCACAAATTTCTGAAACAGTTTCCAACCTTCGCCTTCTGTATCAATTTCTCTCTTCAATTTTGCTGTTTTACTACACTTGGCTTTCGACCAGAACTGGCAAGGTGAACCACCTATTAATAGATCGACTCCATTAAAATCCTTGAAGTCGGTAGAAAATACGTCACCGTATCTTTTGATATCAGGATAATTATATCTACTGATTTTGATTGCATTCTCTTCAATTTCAAATGCGTTATACTCACTGACTGGAATATTGGTTCTATCTAATGCAACTCTTCCACAAGAGATTCCATCAAATAAACTTAATACTCGTAGCCCTTGAGAATTATTTTTTTCTTTATTCTCTGTCAAAATACACTATTTTACAGAGGTTACGTAACCACAATTACCTAGGAGTTACTGCTTAATTCCTTTCTTCTTAATTATTTTGTTGTAAAATCCTATGGAATTTGCACGTCTGCAAAACCATAAGAAAAAAATATTTCTTGTTACTTTTACTTTTGGGAAATTTGGCTGAGTCGCCAAGATAGAAATTTCTATGTATGATTATTCTTCGTCTTGAAATGATTTAATTCGATTTTCTAAATAATCAATCTCATCATTCCAATGGTCTATTAGCATGTCTTCGATTTGATGCTTTGCATCTTCTATACTGTCTGCAAACAACGTATCATATTCAACATTTAGTTCTTTTGATACATATATAAATATGTTTTCGTCTGTCTCATCTTGTACAAAACCAGCTACTACATTTTCATCATCTTCTTCATAAAATTGACTAAAATGTAACCTGTAACATTCCTTACCAAAGTCATTCTTTTCACCTGTTTCCCAATATTTCTTCACTTTATCACCTCGCTTAATTTGGCTGATCAGCCGTGAATAGAATTACTTCTATATTAGATTATTCTCTATTTGAAACTTTTTTAATTCATCTTGAATCATCTTCTGCATATCTTCTTTGTCAAAAGATATATTTGCAACTGGAATAACTTTTGCATTTAGATTAACATCACCAATAATAGCTTTGTCAAACGCTTCTAAAAACATTTCTGCAATTTCCTTTTCATAATTACCACATATACCTTTGAAATCAATATCTGCAATTACTCTTGAAAAGAAATCCTTGAACTTGCCAGCGCTAAAATCTCGTTCATATTCTCTCGGAATATCAATTGTTATTTTCACTCTCTCACCTCGCCAACTTTGAACCATAATATGTGATGTGTACCTTCACTTTGAAATACTCACCACAATTATGACATTTTACTTTTACTTCTTCACACCAACCTTGTGTTACCAAATTCATCAAACCATATTCCATAAATCCATCTTGATATTCTTTCTTGCAATATGGACATTTTGGATATGTAAATTTACTTTTTCTCATATTTTACCTCGCTTATTCTCTGTATGGTTCAGGCAACGGCATCCAAGCTTTCATGCCACCATTAATTCTTCCCCAAAACCATGTCCCATCATAGCGTTGTCTTTGTACTTTTGTTACCATGCCTCTATTCGTAGTAACAAGTACATTAATTACTTTCTTACCTTCGTATCTTTTATCATCTTCGGGCATTTGTCCTTCGACACATTTAATCCATTCCAATTATTCTCTCACCTCACTGTCCAAAGATTTCCCCAATAATTTTCAACTTAATACTCTGACCAAATTCTGAACCAGCAGCTTTTGGATGACCACCGCCACCAAATAAACTTGCTACATCTTTACCAAGATCAATATCTTCTTTAACGGTTCTATAAGATACCGTACAACCATCAATATCAATCATTGCCACAAAATCAATTTCAGGATGCATTTTACAAAGTCTATTACCTAATTCACTAACAAACCTATCTGCAAA